GAAGTTCTCAGCCAGATTACGCGCCATCACCATAATGCGGCGGTTGCTCGCGTTCATAAACTGAGTGATCAGGTCAGAACTGTTCTGCTTACTGACAACAGTGCTGTCCATGCCTCGCGCCATACGGCTCATACCACTACGCGCTTCCTTCTCAGTCTCTAAGTTCTCAATCGCCTGGAACACGGTGCCTGATAAGTTCGGCATCGGCATAGGACGAACCACGTTCTCAGGGTTCGGGCTGTTAACGTCGATAACCGCACCGACCTTGTTATCCAGCAGGTCGCGTGGGTTCTTAACTAACGACAAATTAGCGATGAACCGTGATGTGTTAGTCATAAAGGTGTGATCAACCACGCCGCGCTTCAGACTGCTCTGAGTCTTCTGAATATCAAACAGCACATCCGCAAGGCTCATACCGTGGAACCTGTGAGGCAGTGGGAACGGCGTGAAATACCGGAAAGGCTTCTCGCTTACGATCTCAACGTCCAGTAAGACTCTGCGGCTGTGAAGCACCTTCAGCACAACGCACTTCTGCAAGTCGTCGCGGTACTTCTTCAAGTACGACTCATAAATAGTGACATACTCACGGTCGTGGTCTGCCTCATACGAGTCGTCGTGCCGGTACCCATCAACAGAGTCCCTACCTAGTGACCCGTCCTCGTGCATGTCCTTGTCTTCATCCAACTTGGCGACTAACTCAGGGTCATAGCCCTCGCTTAGTAACTCGCCACGCGTTCTGCTTGTGCGGTGCGAACAAAAATCCGCGTCCTCTTCATCTGTAGCACGGGGTGTTACAAGGAAGTCTTCAGGCGGTATCACCTCAATGCAGATTTTGCTCTTATCGATCTTTCTGACAAGCTCACCGCTGTACATTACCTGCGACATCTCCAGCATCTGGCCTGTCTTCGGGTCTTGCACCTGAACCGCCTGTATATCTTCTGCGTACTCAGTAATTGTTACATCGGTGTCTGCACCGATCTGGTTAAACCCGGCCTCATCCAACCCCTCAAACGTCTCCTCGTCGTACTCGTAATAGTTCTTGTAGTAACGCTTAACAATCCCCGTCTTAGCGACCAGGGCATCGTGGATCACATCGTGCAGAACCTTCGACCCCTTGTTCTCACGGTAGAAGATGTAGTTTGTCAGCGCAGTCGCCATCTTCGCAGGCACAAAGTCCTCTGAGGTTTGCGGATCGAAGCGGCAGATGTCTCTATCCGCGCTGAACGTCTCCATCAGCATGGCCTTAACACTCTCGACCGCGTCAAACACATCCATGCTGACATGCTGGCTTCGACCAGGGCGCTCATTCCCCATCGGCTGACCGTAGTAATAGCGATGACCCTTGTCACGCTGCTGACCAATCTCGCTCTCAGCATATGAATCTGCGGCGTTGATGCTGTTCTCTAGTGAGGAAAGCAACTCACCTTCATTAATCTCAGAAACTATATTCATTTGTCGTATATCCTGTTGAACCGTTAGTTAATTGCTCTCGCTCTACCGCGTTCTGGCCGAACCGCGTTACGCTAATAGCTGAATATCGTGTAGCGTCCATAAGGTCATCGAACTCCTTATGTATCTTTCCCTTTTTGCGGTGATACCGCCTAAACTCCTCAAACCAAGGCACCAGATTGCTGAACACTCGTAACCGCCCAGTTCTAAACCGTTCTAACATCTCCATAAGCCCCGGCTCGACAAAGTTAGTGCCGTCCGGGTTCGTAAATTTGCCGATCATCAACACGCCGATCTCTAAATACATCTCTGCCAGCGTCTTACCACTGCCCTTCTCCGTGTTGTCGCCGTCGTGCGGGTATATGCAGGGGATAGTCTTGCCACGGCTCTTAATAACAGCGCCGTGTACCGCCGGAACCTCGCCCTCCTTCTTATAGGCGTCGTACACATAGATGACATCGCTGTCAGGGTCGTAGGCCGTCCACACACAGGTGGTCGGGTGAGTAATTCCGAAGTCCACAGCGCACAATTTCTTGTAGTGTGCCGGTATCTCAAACGGCTCGACCTTTATAGCCTCCTCGCTTATGGGGAACACCATGCCCTCACCCAACACCGGGATACCTTTCGACCGCATATCCCGCTGGTACTCAGGTATCGCAGCCAATAGCTGCTCTTTAGTCTCCTCAGTGATGTGTGGTGCATCGTTCCATGTCACATTTTGCAGGTACTGGCCCTTATTCGGGTTGTCCATGAACTGACTTACCAGTTCAGTCATCCCGTTTTCCGGCGTCAAAGTACCGACGAGGTAGCCGCCCTTTCCATCATTACCTGTCGCTGTTCGCGTTAGACACTGTGGGTATATTGTGGGGTCGGTCGGCTCCTCGTCGATCCAGATATAGTCCTGACTTGAACCCATAAGGACATGCTGCCCCTGAGTGTAGGACTTAAAACTTACTAAACTTGTATTGCCAGCCGCATGCCTCACAGCAACATCCCGTGGGAGCCTTGGCGTCCCCATCGCTGGGGTTACCTGGTAGATGAGCCTTTGAGGTATGAGGCCAGAGCCGTCAAACTTACCCTCACCCAAGTACATACCCATCAATTCCTTGACGATTACATCCCTCAACTGCTCACCGGACACACCCAGACACCATATCTTTGTTGGTCGGGTGAACCTGATACCCTCCCACCAGTCTGGATATAAGCCTGTGAGGTGGAACGCGACCTCTGCGGCCTGTGATGCAGTTTTGCCAACCCTATTGGCCGCCATCAGCATTCTTTGCTTGTTGTCAGTACCCGCCTTATAAAATTCTTTTTGCCATTCGTATGGTTGCCAATACTGTATGCGGTTCTGCGCTTTGTGCAGTTTCACCACACGCATGGCTTCCGCAATTTTTTCCGCCTTATTTTTTTGGGCCGCTGTCAGAGCAGGTACTTTCTTTTTTGAACCCGATTTTTTTGAAGCCGTTTCTGTCAAAAGTTTAAGTCCTTCGATTTTTTAGGCGTGTAATCTGTCACCGCTCTATAACGTCTTGCAAACTCTTCGTCTTCGTTGATTCGAGCCTGTGCGGCTCTAAGCATTGGATCAGTCATCTCTGCTGGGTGTGTGTTGATTAGATCGTCATCAGAGAAAGTTGCTTTGGCGATCTGGTCTAAGAGTCCCGCGCCACCCATTGCTTGTGCCAGAGCGGCAGGTGGAACACCAAACCTATGAGCGGCCTCTACTTCTCTCAAAACAGATGTTGGGTCTAGCTGCGCTATTGCGTCTTGCAGCACACCGCCCTTGCCTAATGTCTTAGCTGTCATTTTTCCTAATGGCATAAAAAAGCCGCCCTATATGTACTCAGATATGTGGGGGCGTATGGCCGCCCAGAGGTACCCGGATTTTGCGAAGCGACTTCAAAAGGGCCGATCCTGCCAGGTTTCAGGCCGCAGTGATCCAAAAACTGTACCAAATGCCTGTAAGTCATTGATTTATAACGATATACGTCCCACCATGAATGGGAGCGATCATAACTTAGTAGGATCAATGCCAGCATCCTTCAAGCTTTGCAGCGCAGCATCTATGTCATGGTTAACAGTGACATCGCCCGATAGGTTAGCATCTACTTCGGTCTTATCCCGCCAGCCTGCTCGGTTCTTCAGGAAGAATATCTGCGCTGACGTGTTGGGCTTGTCCCCGGTTGCGCCTTCAAACAGCGCATTCGTCACCGCATCGATGCCTGCTTGCTTGCCAGCCTTTAAGGTGGTGCAGAATGTATCGTCTTCACGCTTACGACGTGAGATAGTGGATCGTGATATGCCAAGGCTAGTTGCTATCTGTTCCTCTGACAGCCCTATCTTTGCTAGGTTGTACAGCTTTTCGTAGTCGATGACCTTTTCGTTTGCCAACTCAATAACTCCAGTTAAACAGTGAATGAGGCGCATTATATCCCAGATACAACAGTATGTTGTGTATCCCCTGCCACATTGACAATAGCGGTTGACCTCACACTCACAGCCGCATCTCCTTTAAGCTAAAAACAGCACGTTCAGGTCGTTCAAGGGCGTTCAGGTGCGTTTTTTTACCTTGAACGGGCTACAGGCCACGTCACCACTGGGCTAGAGCGAATCCGTTCAGGCGTTCAGGTAAAACAGGGAAAAAATCAGTTGGGGAGTTTTTAAAGTCTTTATAGGCTTTATTAGTCTTTTTATATCTCTCTAAATAAAAAAGAGGATTTACTTGAACTACCTGAACGACCTCAGTAACCACGCGGGTTTCAAGCACGTTCAAGGTAAAAAATGCACTTGAACGCCCTTGAACGTTTGGGCTTTGCTTGAACGTCCTCACACCTCATAGGTTAGTGGTCACTAACTTAATCACTTTTCCCACGGTGCCAAAGTTTTCCCACCTGGGAATCTTCCAAGGCTATTACGACTAACATTGTTACTACATATACACACCACAAAAACACGACACATCCTCACAGGCTAACAGGTTAATTGAGGCGGGATTGTATGTGTTGGCTTGTGTCTTACAAATGCTAAAAGCCTATGCGGTTCATTACCTACTGGAATGTACATTACACGTACCATGAGGTGTACATTACACGTACATTTAATGGCACATAAAAAAGCCGCCCGAAGGCGGCAAAGATTGCTAGGGGAGAAATTATTTACTTCTTTTTCTTCTTCTTGGCTGAGTTCTTCATAGCCTTTGAGGTTGGTGCGCCTTTATCGCCCTTTGCCCTCATCTTCTCGCCGCTTCCTGCCGCGATGCGTTTTTTCTTTGCGTGGATATTCGCCCACAAACCTTTCTTTGCCATTGTTATTCCTCGTCTTCGTCATATATCCATTGGTTCATCATGTAGTCGTTCTTCAGCATCTCCACCGCACCGATAAGCGCGTTGTGTGGCAGTGCGGAGTACCATGTGGTGACAATCTCACCGGACTCATTGCATGCGACAGCCGCAAAGCTCTTAGCCTTTGAGGTTTCCATGATCGCAGCGAACTCCATCAGGGTGAGCATCAGGTTGTCGTCTAAGCCCTCATCCTTCTCAGGCTTTGAGGGCTTGACGGTCTTTAACCTAACAACTTTATCGGTCATAGAATGCGCTCTATCCAGCTTTCAGCACCAAGACATAAAAGGATGAATACGACAAGGCCGATGCCGCACAGCGTCTCTTTAACCTCACGCTGTATGGCCTCACGTCGCTCACGCGCCTCGATCTTCGATAGCTGACATATATTGATTGTGTTCATGTTAAATGCCTCACTGTTGATTGTACCACTATTTGTTGTATCTACGGGCGAATGCGTCTGCCACAGGTTCTGCACCCGGACACCCAGTCGCCGTTATGGACTTTGCATTTACAGTAAGCCTTGCGGCACTCGTTATCGACGATGTGGTAAGAGCCTACGGTCTTGATGTTCTTAGGTGTGAACTGCATAAGTTCACGGGTTGTAATTACCATGTAACATTTTCCTCAAAGGTTAATAGGCCAGGCGGTTACACCGCGACCACGTTCGCTGACCATGTACTCGATCATCCATGTGCTTGGCATCACGCCAGTGTCGAACTCAACGTCCCTAATGCGGTTACGCTCCTTGCGGATGGCAACCTCTATTGGCTCAAGTTCGATCTGGATCACTGGGTTAGACTCGATCATGCTGTTTCCTTTTCGCTATGTTTCACACCACCATAAAAAGTCATTTTGGACATCGGAGTAACAGGAGCTTGGTGGTCAACATAATGCCGTTCTTTAGGGTCTAGCTCTTCTTCCCCAAGGTGATCCAGAACAACGTTACCGTCAGAATCTTTCAAATACACTGGCGTATACACAGGAGTAGTCATTAAAACTGTGCATTCACCTTCAATATCAATAGATATTCCATGCTCGCGTTCTACGTAATCGGCTAAAGCCTCAAACAGTACATTTCCTTCGAATTCAATTTTCATTTTGTTTCCCCTTACCTATCTCGTTAGTGAGGTGACATCATAGTCAACCATTTGTTGTATTACA